ACGTCACCGACGCGATCAACCAGGCAACGCAGGCCGCGCAGAACGTCGCGGGCGCCATCCCGAGCATTCCCGTCCCGCAGATCTCGGCGCCGACGCTCAATCCGCAAGCGGTCCTGGACGAGCTGAACCAGCACGTTCAAAACATCGTCCAGACCGCGACGCAGGTCGCCCAGCCCGCGGTCGTTCAGCTCGGCCAGGTGCAGAACGAGCTCCAGAACCACGTCGCGAGCGTGCTCGGTGGCGCAGCGCAGGGGCCGTTCACGCCGCTGAACCAGCCGCAGCCACAGCAACCAACGTCGGCGCTCGGCCAACCCACGATTACGACGCTCGGCGGTGGCAGCACAGACGCGACGGCACCGCTCGGTGCGCCGGCTGCGGCAGGTGGCGACGTGCTCGGCGCACCATCGGCGGATACGACCACCGCCGCCGCTCGTGGGCCGATTGACGCCTCGAGCCCTTCAGCCTTCGCCAGGAGCATCGCGCCGTACGCGCAGTACGCCGCGCAGAAGCTCGGCATCGACCCGACCTGGGTCGCGGCCATGGCAGCGTCTGAGTCGAACTACGGCAAGGCGGCTGGCAACGAGCTCTTTGGCGTCAAGGCGCTGCCCGGTCAGAAGGGCACGACCATGATGACGCATGAGGGCGAGTACGGCGGTACGGCGCAGAACGCCACGTTTGCTGCGTACGACACGCCGCTGGATGCGGTCAACGCGTGGATCGATCTGATTCAGAACCATTACAAGGGCGCGGTCGGCGCGCAGGACCTGCCGTCGTTCATCCACGGTCTGAAGCAGGGCGGCTACTTCACCGCGGCGGAGCCCGAGTACCTGGGCATCGTCAAGAGCATCGCCAGCAACATCGGTGGCGCTGTGCAGTCGGCGCTGCAGTCGGGCACACCGCAGGGCGGGCCTACGGTGGCGACCACGCCGCCGGTGACGACGGCCCAGGCTCGAGCGGCCGACCTGGGCTACAAGGACATCTCGCAGTTCGGCGACCAGCAGCTCACACCCGCGGAGGCCTATGCAGCATGTGGACCGGCTGCGGCTGTGCGATTTGCCGAAAGAATGGGGCGACAACCGACGCTAAGGGAGGCGACCGACCTGGCCGCGAGCGTTGGCTGGACGCCCCAATCTGGCATGGCCGGGATTTCAAGCGAAAAGACGCTGCTCGAGAAGCTCGGGGTCCCGACGAAACTGATCCAGGGGCCGCAGTGGGACGTCTTCGCGAAGGAAGCGCAGACGGGTAATCCCGTCACCATCAGCACCTACGGCAGAAACGGCGGCCACTACTTCTTCGCCGACGGCTACAACCCGGACACCGGCGCGTTCCACGTCGGCCAGTCGGGCAAGGACCTTCGGGGCGGCAGCGAGTGGATGACGCCGGCGCAGATGGAGGCGCTGATGGGCAGCGCCCAGGGGGCGCTATTCGCCGACTCGCCGGTGACGCCGGTCCAGAGCTCAGCCGCGGCGGTCCCGTCGGGCAGACCGACGCTGGGTGCCGAGGCGGGCAGTCCGCTGCCGCAGATCAACGTGCCCGCGCAGCAGGCCAAGCCTCCGATCGTCATGGGTGCCAACCAGCCGGTGGCGCAGCTCGGCGGCGACCAGCAGCAGGGGCTGACGCCGATCCAGACGGCGCAGGATTCCGTCGCGGGCGTGGTCGGCGACATCAAGCGAGCAGGACAGCAGGCGGTCGCCTCGTTGCAGGGACAGGCCGCGGAGCTCGGCGGTCAGGTGCAGACGCAGGTTGGTGGTGCTGCGAGCCAGCTCGGAACAAGCGTACGCGGCGCAACAGACACGGCTGGCGCAGCACTGGGCCAAACGGCAAGCGACGTCCAGAACGCTCCTGACGTCCGTCAGACCGTAGCGCCAGTACTGGGCGGCGCGGCCACGACCGTGGATCAGGTGCGCCAGCAGGTGCAGAACGCGGTCGACAGCTTGCCGGCAGACGCCACGGTCGCCCAGGTGAAGCAGGTCATCGCTGACACGCTCGGAGCCGCCGCCCCGAACCTTGGGTTCGACGATGCGGAGTTGCAGCGACGGCGCGCAGCGCTCGACCAGAACGAGGCGCTTGCCGCCCGCTCCTCGACTGGTCAACCTGGCCCGATCACGCCGTCGTCGGTTGCTGGTGGACTGGCGCAGACGGCCGTGGGGCCGGCCTTTGGCACCGTCCAGTCGCCCGAGCAGATCCGTCAAAACACAGACCAGGTCTCGCAGGCTCTCCAGGACAACAACCCGGTCCGCGATGTGCTGGTCGTGGGCGGACTGACCAACACGTTGATCGACCAGATCGTCCAGAACCCGCTGTTGTTCATACCCGGTGCACCGATGGGCGAAGCGCTGACCCAGGCCGGTAGCACCATCATCGGCGACCTGGCGCCGCAGCTAGGCGCGACTGCTGCCAGAGTCTCGGCGGCCGCTCTCAATGCGGGCATTCAGAACGCCATGTACGAGATGGGCAAGCCCGACGCCACGCCCATCTCGGTCGGCACGGCGTTTCTGTCCGGTGCTGGCCTGGGTACGGTCATCGCTGGTAGCCCGAACGTCGTTGGCGATGTCGGTCGCGCTGTGCTGCGTCGCGTGCCGGACCTGGTCGATGCCATCAAGCCAGCGGTGTCGCGGTTCGTGGGTGAGGAGCTGGGCGGTGCTGGCCGGCCGACGGACGTGGCCCTCCAGCGAGCAAGGCAGGCGGTCGAGGACCTGCGCGCACGGTTCCCGCAGATGTCGCCGGGCGCGCTAGCTGCTTCACGCGAAGGCAAGGCCCTGGCGGCGCTCGAGGCCGGCGCTGTACGGCCAACTCCAGCAGTACCCGCAGCATCCGGCGGGTTGGCGCAGACGCTCAGGGCGCTGGATGCGTATCCCGTCGACGTCGCCGCTCGGGTGCGTGCCTGGGCCACCTCGACTGACGCGGCACCTGAAGAGGTCGCGCGCACGGTTGAGCAGTGGATGGCCGAGAACCCGACGCCGTCTGTTAGTCGTCCAGCACCCGCGCCGGGGGCCCGAACGGCGACGGACTTCCGGGCGCCGACCACGGCTGCGTCAACCACGGTAGCCGGCACGCGACCGCTCACGGTCGCCAGCGCCGCACAGGGCGGTCGCCCGTTGTCCGCACAGCCCGCGGGGACAACCGCCGATCGCCTGGACTTTCTGCTGGGTCGTGGCCGTTACGCACCGCTGCCAGAGCCGGCGATCCCGCGGACCGGTCCCACGGATTTTCGGCCGTCAGCCACCACGGTGGCCGGCGAAGAGCCGCTCACGGTCGGTGGCGGTGGTCCGATCCAGTTCCCAGGTCGCAGCAGGTTAGGCCCGTCGCCGCCAGGCACGACGGCCGCCCGACTGGATGAGCTGCTCAATCAGCCACCCCTGCCGAGCGGTGGGGGGCCTGGTACACGGGTCGACCTCGACGCCCTCGCCCAGCTGCGCGCCGAAGGGCGGCGCCAGGCCGCCGCACCCCCACCGCCGCCGCCATCCAAGAACTCGAGCGAGTACCAGGACTACCTGCTTGGCCGCGGCAAGTGGGCCGATCCCGAGACCCCGCACGCCAGCCTGGCCGACCGGGCGCTCACGGTCGGGGTCAACGGCATGCTCGGCAATACCAACAGCTTCTTCAACAACGCCCTTAGCGGGCTGGCGGAGAATGTGTACCGCCCACTGTCCACGGCGCTCGTGCGTGGCGAGCTCGGCCCAGCGTGGGCTGATGTGCGCGCCCAGGGCGCAGGGATAGGTGACGCGCTCGCCGATATGGCCACCACGTTCACGAGCGGTAGACGTCCGTCGCGGCTGGGGGGCACAGATTACCCCGAAGCGTTTCCTGGCAAGGTCGGCATGCTGCCGTTCACCAGCGGCAATATCCGCGTCAACTCGGCGATGGACGAGTTCAACCGGAGTCTGGGCATGGCTGGCGGTCAGGCTGCCGAGATGGCTCGACTGATGCGCGACAACCCGAACCTGTCACAGGCCGATATCATCGCCCGCTTCCGTGATCAACTCACCGAAGCAGGCAAGAGTGCTGCGGAGACGGCCACCTTTGAGCGAGGTGGCACGCCGATCGGCGACGCTCTCGCATCGGCGCGCCGCAAACTGACGTCACCTGACGCCACACCGGCTCAACGAGCTGCTGGGCTGCTGACACAACTCGTCATCCCGTTCTCCAAGATTCCGGACGTCATCCTCACTCGTGGCGTCCTGAACCTACCAGTCGCTACGGAGGTCAGGGGCATTGTCAATGCCGCGAGAGCCGGCGACAGCGGCGGCGTGAGGCGAGCGGTCAGGCAGACCGCAGTGACCGAAGCGGTCAACGCGGGGATCACCTGGCAGGTCTTACAGGGCAATATCACCGGCAACGGACCGTCAGATCCAGCGAAGAAACAGGCGATGATGAACGCGCGCGACGCCGACGGTAACCCGATCTGGCAACCGAACAGTCTGCGGGTTCCGACGCCAGTGGGTGTGCGGTGGATTCCCTACTCGAGCCTGGGTCCGGTCGCGGTGCGGATGGCCGCCATCAGCAACCTGGTGGAACAGTACGACGAGCAAGGCAAGAAGGTCAGCCCAGACATGCTCAAAGCGACGAGCCAGGCGGTTGGCGAGACGATTACGGACGCGTGGTATCTGCAGGGCGTCAGCCGCATCTTTCAGGCGCTCAAGAACGGCACCATCGCCGATGCGGCCGGCACGACATTGCTCGACTTCGGCGAACGTTACGTGCCCGACTCTGGACTGGCGTATGAGTTGCGACAGTACGTCGATCCCACGCTACGCGACCCCCAGAATCCGCTACAGGACGTTGCCAATAGGGTGCCGGGCTTGTCGCCTCTCGTTCCGCCACGGATCAACCCGGCGACAGGCGAACCGACGCAGGCGCCGAGAGACATTCTCTCTGGCGTGGTCCGCTCCTCGGCACCGGGCCTGCCGGATCCGGTCAACGTCGAGCTTGCGCGCCACAACCTGGGCGTTGGGCCCGCACCCAGCACCATCAGCCAGAACAAGGCGACGGTCACCATTACGCCTGACGAGCAACGGACCTACGACCAGATCTCAGGCGCAGCCATCGCCCACGACATGCAGGCGACTATCAACTCGCCCTCCTATCAGCGCATGAGTCCCGACCAGCAGCGTACGGTGCTTGAGGACGTGGTCACCAAGGCACGCGCGTATGCTGCGGCGACCGTATGGAAGCAACTCGGCAAGGAGGAACTGGTGCGACGGATGGATGCGTACGAGGCCGCGCAACGTTCACAGGCTGGCCCGCAATTTCGCGCGCCGGTTACCGCCGGATGAGGTGCATCAACGACGGTATGACCACGGATAGGATCACCAGTCCAAGCAGCACGGCGGCGCTGTATGCGAATGCTTCAGGTCCCCAACTGTGCGCATCGAACAGCTGCAGCAGCCAGGCCATACCGAGGACAAAGGCAACGAACCCCAACGCGCCAAACACGACAATCGCCGGAACGTACAGCCAGAATGACCTGCCGCAGCGCTCAAACAGCCACGCAAAAAACGGGTCCGCAGTGCTGAGCCACGTATCTGGGTTATCGTTTGGGCGCATCGCAGTTAGCTCCTGTGGTGCCAGCGTCCCGGCCGTTGAAGCGCGGCGCGGGGCGTTTTCTTGATGCGCACCATGCTACGGCGCAGATGGGTTGACGCATGAATAAGGCTGAGTATGACGCGCTGGCTGCACGCCACGGGGGACTCGTTGGCTCGCCAGTCGTGACTAATCCGACCATTGACAACCCGGATCCTGCCGATGCTCGAATAAACCCGAAGATCTCGAACCCGAATCCGATCTATCGGTACGTCTTCAAGGATGGGACGCAGTTCGAGGCGCGTGATGATAGTCCGCCTGACTCGCCGGATGTCATGGTCCTGCAGGTCACGGACCCCGGCACTGCCCTCAAGCCGGACTCGACGACCAGGACGGCGACGCCCGCGGCGGGGCTCGAGCGGCTGGATGCCAACCTGCAGCCGATCACCGACCCGACCAAGCCCGCGGTCTACGTGCGCGATCCCGCCGCGCCCGCTGGCACGGCGCCGTTCAAGCTCGAGGGCGAGCAGCAGTTAGGCGACCCGTCGACCTGGGTCAAGATCATGAACCCGAACGACCCGACGCAGGTCTCCGGGTTCTACGACCCGAAGTCGCAGAAGGTCGCGGCGTCGGTCACTGCGGCGCCCAACGCCAAGCCGTCAGGCACGTTCACCAACGTCATCGACCCGAACGACCCGAACAAGAAGCGCGTCATCGGCCTGATCGATACCGGTGACAAGTCGCTCCACGCAGTCGCGACGCAGGCCGACGGCAAGCAGGTCATCACCACGGCGACGGGCATCTACTCGTACGACAAGGACACTGACAAGGTCTCCCTGCTGACGACGATCGACCCGCACTCGCCGATTCAGATCGTCACCTATCCCGATGGCTCGATCTACTCGTTCAACCCGAACGAGACGGACTCGACCAAGCAGCTGACCAAGCTGCAGGGCGGCAAGCCTCCGCCAACGATCACGTCGAACGGGACGACCTACGTCCTGAAGGCGGACGGCACCGGGTACGAGCTGCCGCCGGGCGTGAGCCGACCGACGACGGTCGACAACACGACGACGCTCAAGCGCATCGTCATCCGCGACGACCAGGGCAACGTCCTGTCGGACACGCCGAACGTCAACTATGTCGCGCCCGCGGCGACCGTGCCCGCGGCGAACACGACGGCGCCGATGATCCAGGTTCAGGACCCGACCGACCCCAGCAAGCTGATCTGGACCGAGAACAAGGGGCGCGTCACCGCCAGTCAGGCGTTGAGGGATCTGGCATCGCACCTGTCGGGGCAGGTCGTCTCTGGCGACATCACCGTCGACGAGGCCAAGTCGATCATCGACGCGTCGAACGCGAAGATGACCAACGACATCAACGCCCTGAACGCGGCGCGTGGTGCTGCTGGCGATGTCCTGACCAACGCGCAGGCCAACGCGACGACCGGCGCGAGCCTGCTCAACCAGAGGGTTTCGTCGGCGACCGGCGCGCTCAACAGCCTGATCAGCTCAGCAGCCGGCAGCAAGATGACCAGCATCCCGGCGGGCGTCGGTCAGGGGCTGGTGCAAGGGCTGACCGACTGGACGGCGCAGCTCGGCGGCGGTCAGGGCGTATACGACGCCGCGGCGCGCATGGTGCAGGCGTCAGATCCCAAGATCAGCGGCGACCCGACGCTGGCGCAGCAGGCGCAGCAGGCGCTGGCGCAGATGTTCACCCAGTGGCAGCAGCAGACCGGTGCGCCGCATCCGCTGGTGGCGGCGACAACCGCGGCGAACGCGTCGCAGGGCACCAACGGTCTGGTAGCGCCGGTGACGGCAGGAGCTGGGCAGACGACCGCGGGTGTGCAGGCGGCATTGGCAGCGCAACAGCAGGCGGCGGCACAGGCGGCAGGCACCGCTGGTCAGCCGAGCACCGCGGCGCTGAACGCTCGAGGACTGATGGACAACCCGCAGGGGCGGGCGGTTGCTGCCGGTCAGGTGCCGGTCGCCGCCGGCGGCGCGCCGACGACGCCTGGTCTGTACAACCCGGCGTATCAACAGGCCTTCGTCAGTCCGATCGGTCTGCCGGCTACGGGTCCCATCGTCGGCTCGACGCAGATTCCGACGCTGCCCATCCCTGGCTACTCGCCGTACGGCCCGTTCCAGGCACCGGTGACCGTCTGATGGCGCTCGCGTATAACCCGCAGGGCAGTACCGCGGCGCTCAACCAGGCGGGCTATATGGACACGCCCGAAGGCCGCGCGGCGTATCCGGGCACGACGTACCCGACTTCAGGAACCGCGGGAGGCACTGGCGTGGCTGATTCTTCACAACTCGGCAATTCGATTCAGGCACTGCTCAGCGCAATGGCCTCCGGCAACGCCGCCGCGACGCAGGAAGCCATCCGCCAGTTCAACCTGACCTACACCAACCAGGTTGCCGATACGTACGGCCAGAATTTCGGCGTTGGTCAGCCCGCGCCGGCAGGTGCGCCAACACTCGCGGCGGGGCAGGCCGTTGGGCAGGTCGGGTATATCCCAGGCCAGTCAGGCTTCAACGCCGACCAGACGCTCGCGGCCCAGAATCAGTACGCCAACCTGGCAGCGCAGCAGGCAGGTCTGACGGGCGTCTACACGTCGGCGATGCAGTCGCAGTACTCGCCGGGTACCTGGGTGCGAACGGACGACCCGAGCGGCGTCAACGGCAGGCAGTACGCGCAGGTGACGCCGAGTGGGCAGATCCAGCGCATGGGGCTGGCGGAGGCCACGGCTCGCGGTTTCCAGAACAACGCGACGGCGATCCCATACCAGCAGTTCATGCAGCTCGCGTCGGCGCCGCCCACGGGTATGCCGCAGCAGACGCTGGCCGGCATGACCGGCTACAGCAACCTGAACACCGCGGCGCAGAACCAGGCCATCGCGCAGGCGGGCCTGACGGGCATGTACACCGCGCCGACGCCGGTCCTGCCACCTGGCTACGCCAACGACGGCTCCAACTTCTACCAGCAGGACCAGGCGACGCAGCAGGCGTACATGCAGCGATTCGGTGATCCGAACATGGCGCTCAACGCGTGGACGAATGCGACGAACCAGGCGATCAACGCCTCGCGCGCGCAGCAGGGCCTGCCGCCGCTGACGGCGTACGGCTACGCGGGCAACCCAGGCTCGCAGGAAACGATGGCGGCGCAGCAGCAGTATTTCGCGCAGGCCAACGATCTGGCGACGCAGTACGGCCAGTATTACCAGCCTGGTATGCCCGGTCAGGCGGGCGTCGCCGGCGTCAACGCCCCGCAGGTGGGTCAGGCAACGCTGGCCGCGATGCAGCAGGCGTATTCGCAGCAGCTTGGCGCGGTCAACGCCGCGGCAGCGATGCAGGCCAACCCGTTCCGTCAGCAGCAGGTCATCGGCCAGCTCGGCGGCGTGCTCAACGCTGGCGGACCTGGCGTGGCGGCGTTCTCGGCGCCGAACACGGTGCAGGGTGTCGGGACGCAGGGCGGCAACATGCAGGGCGGCATGGGCTACCTGCAGCAGATGATCGACGACATCCGCAACCCGACACCGAATCAGACGTCGATGAACCAGGTGTTGGGCGCCATTCCGACGCCGAACAAGGTCAACTCCACCGAGTTCATGCGCGCGGCGCCGTCGACACAGAACATGGTGTTGCAGGGCATGCAGGAGAAGTACGGCATCGACCCGAACGACGCGCTGACGCAGATCAAGGCGACGCTTCCGCAGTTCACCGCGCCGACCACGATGACGGGCGCGGTCAAGAGGTAGACCATGCCGCTCAGCAAGAAGGGCAACAAGATCATGTCGGCGATGAAGCAGCAGTACGGCGCCAAGAAGGCGCAGCAGGTCTTCTACGCCAGTAGGAACGCCGGCAAGATCAAGGGCGTGGACCGGAGCAAGAAGTGAACCGTCGTTGTCGCTGGTATCGACGCCGGACCGTGCTCGTGTGCTGGCAAGCGTTTCTTGGCTGCGCTCAGTTTGAGCGTCATCCGACCTGGCGGTATGCCTGATGACGATGTCTGACCGCGGTATTCACCCGGACCTGATCGAGGAAGAGCTCGCAGAACGCGAGGCTGCGCCGGCTCCATCCGAAGAGCCACAAGGCGCTCGGGGTCGGCGGCGTGCAGCGCCACGTTCCAACGGATCGACCCCACCCGCGGCCACGCCGGAGGCACCAGAGCGTGCCGATGACTCGTCGTCGTTGCATACCGACGAGCCACAGGCACCGACAGAGCCTCCGGAGTGGTTCGCTGCGGTCAAAGAAGCCGGCGACCCGAGCGAGGCGCTCAAGCTGCTGCTCAAGAACCTGCCGCGCGACCAGGTCGAACGCGACGAGGTCATCAGCGGTCTCATCGGCCAGGTCGGCGACCGCCGCGCGCGCGAGCTCATCCGTCAGCAGCAGCGCGATCTCGAAGAGCAGGCCAAGCTCGAGGCCGCCCGCAACAACGACCTGTACACCCTGGGCGAGCTGACGCAGAAGGAGTACCAGGAACGGCTGAATCAGCAGCAGGCCGCCCAAGCGGCTAGCCCGTTCATGGACGGTGTCGTATTGTTCCAGCAAACCCTCGATCCCTCCATTCAGGAGAAGATCGGCGGCAGAATATTTGGCGAAGGCAAAGGACAGGCTGCAGGAGTCGCTGAATATCTCCAGACTCTGCACGACGAAGCCGTCAAGCTCGCAGTTGAAAAAGAACTTCAACGTCGCGAGTCTGCTCTGCGGAAGTCGGTGCTGAGCGAGGTGTACGGCGACGAACAGGTGCCCGAGCGCGAATCAGGAACCCCCGGTCGCGTCCGCGAAGTCACCGACGAACAAATTGCAGCGATGTCGTTACAGGAGTACGACGCGTTGTTCGACGAGAACAACCAACCAAAACCGGGGGTGCGTCATAGACCAACCAGGAGCATCCCCCTCACACAACGCTAGAAGGGGGTAGCCCTCATGCCCACCGGGGCCCTGGAATTTGTCGATAAGACTATTGCGGACGGCGTTTTCTCGCCGGACATCTGGTCCAAGGCAGTCCTGCGCGCGACTGAGTCGAATCTGGTCATCGCCAAGAGCGTCAACCGCTCGTTCGAGGCGGACGCGACCGTCGGCAAGACCGTCAAGGTGGCCAGCATTGGCAACCTTGCCGCTCGCGCGAAAGCCGAGAACACCGCGATCGTGTACGAGACCGTCGCCGAAACCGCGACCACGATCACCTTGAATTTGTGGTCGTATGCGGCGCTCGGCATTGAGGACATCGTCAAGGTCCAGAGCACGGTCGACCTCCAGAACGAGTACCAGCGCAAGCTCGGCTACGCGCTGTCCAAGGACATCGACTCCAAACTGGCCGCGGACTTCGCGGGTTTCTCGCAGGTGGTGGGCACGCTCGGTACTGCGGCGTCTGACGCCAACGTCCTGGCGGCGATCAAGCTGCTGGATGACGCCGACGTGCCACAGGACGACCGCTTCTTCATCATGACGCCGGCCGAGAAGGTCGCCAAGCTGGCGCTGGATCGGTGGAGCAACGCGCTGTATATCGGCACCGGCAACACGCCCGTCAAAAACGGCATGCTCGGCGACATGTACGGGCTGAACCTGGCGGTCACCACCAACCTGGTCAAGCCCGCCGCCGGGCAGGCCAACAACGCCATTTTTCACCGTGACGCGCTGGCGCTGGTCATCCAACGCACGCCGAAGTCGCACGTCTTCTACGACATCGACGTGTTCGCCTGGAAGCTCGCGGTCGAGGTCATCTACGGCCACCAGGAGATGCGCGATAACTTCGGCATCCTGCTCAACGGAGCGAGCTAAGCATGACGACCGCAGAGAGCGGTCTGACCGGCAACGAGTTCCTGGACAAGCTGCTCGAGCGCACGCCGCCAGCAGCGAGCCAGCCACGCCACGGTCAGAACTACAACTACCCGCAGCGCCGCTACCTGAAGCCTGACGGCTCGGTCGTCATGCTGCAGGGCGATCCGGTCAACCGTGCCTACTATCAGGACAAGGGCTACCAGCTCCTGTCGCAGACGCCTGGTCGTGACGGCGGACTGAGCGAAGAGCAGCAGTACGTCCAGGTCGAGTACCCCAAGATCCTGAAGGAGCAGCGCGAGAAGGCGGCGATCATCAACGCCATCCGTCGAGCTGGCGAACGCTACCGCGACCTGAATCTCGAAGACACCTTCGATGAGTATTCGATCGACGAACTGCGCGAGTATCTCGCCGACATCAAGCGCGAGACCGGTAAGGACATCCGCGTC